CATGCAGGCCACCATCGCCGACGCCTGCGTCATCGTCAGCATCGCCATGCAGCACGGCATCCCGCCCGAGGCGCTGGCGAAGTCGCTGTCGCGCGTCCCGGACATGTTCGGCGGCGGCGACCTGCCAGGATCGCCCATCGGCGTCATCGTCGGTGCCATCACCGATACCGGGAGGGGCGCGTGATGCGGTATCTCTCCGTGTGCAGCGGGATCGAGGCGGCCAGCCAAGCATGGGGTGGCCTCGGATGGAAACCCGTCGCCTTCAGCGAGATCGAGCGCTTCCCGTCCGCCGTCCTCGCCCACCATTACCCGACCGTTCCAAATTGGGGCGACATGACCAAATTTCAGGAGTGGCCCGATGCAGATGTCGATGTTCTCGCCGGAGGAACTCCGTGCCAGTCATTCTCGGTCGCTGGACTGCGCAAGGGACTGGCTGACCCCCGCGGCAACCTCATGCTCACCTATCTTGCCATCGCTGATCGCTATCGCCCCCAGTGGCTCGTCTGGGAGAATGTCCCTGGCGTTCTGTCCAGCAACGGAGGACGGGATTTCGCTGCCTTCCTCGGGGGGCTGGGGCAACTCGGGTATGGGTTCGCCTACCGAGTGCTGGACGCTCAGCACGTCCGAACACGCCGCTTCCCCTTCGCTGTCCCGCAACGGCGGCGTCGTGTGTGGGTTGTCGGATATCTTGGAGACTGGCGACGTGCCGCGGCGGTTCTTTTTGACCGCGAAAGCCTGTCAGGGCATCCTCCGCCGCGCCGAGAATCGGGGCAAGGTGTTGCCGCCAGCCTTATCGCAAGCGTTGGAGACTGTGGCCCAGATGGAGGCCAGGCCAAGTCGGGACGCCTGATCCCGGCTGGCATCGGGGTTGACAACAACACTGCCAGATCGCTCACGGCAAGCCACACGGCGACCGGGCGGCTTGACCCCAGCGAAATGACCTTCATTTCCGTTGCGCCAACCCTGGACGCCAATTTTGGACGCTTGCAAGGCCACGACAATCAGCACATCGACGGTGGCTGCGGGCTGTTCGTCGCCGGCGCCATCTGTCGGGACAGTTTCTCGGGTGGCGCCGGAGGTCGTCCCGAGGGCGCAGCTGCGAACCATTTCATCCAGGTCGCGTTCGCCCCGAAGGCGGGCGGCAAGCAGACGACACTCGGATTTTCCGACGACGGCGCTTGCCAGACCCTCGGCACGACGCAAGAGCCTGCAATCGTCACCCCATGGGCCGTGCGCCGCCTGACCCCGGCCGAATGCGAGCGGCTCATGGGCTTTCCTGACGGGTTCACCGCCATCCCATGGCGCGGCAAGCCCGCAGACCAGTGCCCCGACGGCCCGCGCTACAAAGCCCTCGGCAACAGCTGGGCAGTGAATTGCGCGGAGTGGGTGGGCGAGCGGATTGCCATGGTCAACGCACAGGAGGCCGCAGCATGATCCTGCGAGTCCAAGACATGAGCGGGCGTGGCCCATGGCGTCCCGGCCTCTCCGAAAGATGGGTCGATGCATGGCGCACCGAACAACTTCCGCCGATCTACCAAGAACTGCCTGCGTTCGCCGCGCTGGTGAACAACGCGCACCGGGACGGCTTCCACATCGGTTGCGCCGCGCGAGGGAAAGCCGGGCTTCTGGCGTGGTTCAGCCCGATGGAGCTGTTCCGGTTGGACGACCTCGGTTTTCACATCGTGGACGCCAGCGCTTGCGAGGTGCTGGCCGAGACGCCCAACCAGATCATTATTGGCAGTCAGCAGCCCCTGCGCATGTTGCCGGTCGCCAAGCTTACGGCCGCAGCATGACCCCGCACCGCGCAGGAGAGGCCGCAGGAGCGGAGGTCAGTGGCCGTGCCCACGCATCGCAGCTGCCGTCGCCGGGGTCGAGCCCCGCGGCACCAGAACAACCCGATGTGGCAGGCGCGCTATCGCCCCGGCACACATCGCCCGCCATGCCCCGACGCAGGGGAGCCCGAGCGACTGCGCCTCGTGGTCATCGGCGGGATAGCCGATCTCGATCTCTGCCCCGATGGGTGTGGCAGACATGGCTTGGAACGCTTCCTCGGATGCCCGGCGGATCACGGAATGAAGCCCGCGCAGTTCCGCCAGCACTCCATCCGGCGCGGACCGCCCGGCATCCCATTGCTTCACGCTGGACAGGCCGACGCCAAGAGCATCCGCGGCCTCCCGCTGAGAGAGGCCGCAAGCTTGGCGCAGAAGGGAGAAGAGGGTCATGCGAGGTGCTTGGCGCCAGCGCGGGCCAGATCGCCCTTGTTCATGTCAAAGGTGAAGCGACCACCCGAGACCATCCCGAATGCGACCTTCGGGCAAGCGGCGTCGATTTCTTCATCGTCGGCATCGTCGGGCATGGCGAAGAAAGCTTCCTGCGCGGCTTCCATCTCGGGCAGCGCGGCCAGTTCGTTTTTCATCTCCCAGACCTGCGACTTGGCCAGTTCCGAAGCATCCGCCACGTCGAAGCGGTGAAAGCGAACGACGCGGGTGCCGATCATTGCGGCGACAGCCCAGCCATTCGCGGTTTCAGCGGTGAAGTCGATGGTCTTGGTCATTTCAGGTCTCCGTTACCTCTTGCGGTTGGCTCATCCATCCGCGTCATAGATTATATGTAACCTTTAGTTACAGGTGATGCAAGCAGAAAACGCAGGGGCAAGTGAAAAATGAGCAAGATCGACAAGCAGGCGGCGGCACTGGCGGCATTCCACAAGGCCAGCCGCAAGGGCCGACCGAGGGAGCCGCGCCCCGTCACCATGCCATCCCAGCCCACGGCTTGGGACAAGGGGGCAGACGGCCAGGCCAATCAGCACGGGCTGCGCGTCGAACCTGCAACCGACATCGACCCGGAGACCGGCAAGGAGACCGCCAACCCGAACGGCATCAAGCGCAGGCGGCGGGATAACTGGGTGGCGCGCTACCTTCGGGGCGACAAGCTCACCGCCAAGCAGGCAGCGGCAGCCGAGACGCTGCGCATGGCGTCCGAGGGGATGCGGGAGCGCGACCCTCTGGCGGCGCTCGTCTCCGTCCGGGCGAGAGGCAACCACGACCCGGAAGCTGCCCGCGTCGATGCGCGCCGGTATTTCCGCGAGTTGTGGGCCGAGGTGCCGCAGGATTCCCGCCCGGTGATCGAGCGCGTCGTGCTGGATGACCTGCCGATCTGGTCTGGCGGCGGAATTGAAGCGCGGGAACGCCACATTCAGCGTCTGCGTGATGGGCTGGACGCAATCTCTTGACGGCACCCTGTAAGCCCGTCATAAATGCACCATCGCAGACGACTGCGAGGAAGCGCCCCAGGCAACTGCGGGCGTTTTTCCTTTTCCACCCCGGCCTCGGCTCCCACGGCCAGCCCGTCAACCGTAATCGCCGCACCAGCCCGTCACAGGGTCAACGCCTCGAGGCCGGGCGCGTCTCGCGCTTGCATAGGACGGCGATGGGCGGAAGGCGGGGAACAACGCAGGAGATCACCATGGCTACGGCATATGTCAGTATCGGGCCGCTCAAGGTGCCCGGCATCCTCGACGGCGAGATCAGCCGCTCCGCGACCGTCTCCACCTCCGGCACCTCCGCATTGTCCAGCATCACGGCGGGCGCAAGCGAGGTGGCAATCGTCTTTTGCGAAACTGCGGTCTATGCCCGCTCTGGCGGCACGGCGACGGCCGCAACGAGCGTCTTTTGCCCAGGAGGCATCCCGACTGCCATCGGGATGACGCAGGGCGATGCTGTGGCGCTGATCGACGCATAAGCGGGAGGCGGGGCGGATGACGAAGTTCAGCCAGGCGCTATTCAACACCATTTGCGAGCGCATCGCCGTGCTGCTCATCCGCGCCGCTGGCCGCGTCATCGACGTGCCGTGCGATGTGGAACTGGTGCGGGACCATTAAGCAAGAACGGAGAACGACATGGCCGTCCCGGCGGAATTTCCCGCATATAAAACGGCTTCGGTCGCCAGCTTGATCCCCTATGCCCGCAATAGCCGCACGCACAGCGATGCGCAGGTCACCAAGATTGCGGCGAGCATCCGCGAGTTTGGCTTCCTGAACCCAATCATCGTTGACGGCGCGAACGGCATCATCGCTGGGCATGGGCGCGTCATGGCAGCGCAGAAGCTGGGGCTGGAAACGCTGCCGGTCATCGAGGCCAGCCACCTGACGGAAGC